CATCCAGAAGCTAGAATGCTAGTAATTAGAAGGAATGCAGATGACCTTGCAGACTGGGTAGATAGAGCACATAAGATGTACCCATACGCTAAGGTAACAGGGAAGCCAGCAACAATAAAGTTTCCCTCAGGTGCAATAATAAGATGTGGACACTTGAAAGATGAGAGTGCCTACACAAAGTATCAGGGACATGAGTACCAAAGGATATTAATAGAGGAGCTCACCCAGATACCATCAGAAGAAAGCTATTTGAAATTGATATCAAGTTGTAGAAGCACAGTAAAGGGACTAGACCCTAAGGTGTTCTGCACAGCAAATCCAGGAGGTAAGGGACACCAATGGGTAAAGAGACGCTTCATACAAGGTCATAAACCAGAGGTGGCGTTTAAAGAGGGTAGCTCAAGGTACAGAATGTATATACCAGCTACTGTAGACAACAACCCTACCCTAATGGATAATGACCCAGACTATGTTAATTTTCTGGACAATTTACCAGAGCCTTTGCGTAGTGCGTGGAGACATGGAGATTGGGATATATTTGCTGGTCAGTATTTCACCGAATGGAACCCTAAGATGCACATCATACCAGAGACGCTAGCTAATAAGTTTGGCTACGGACAGGAGTACAATAAAAAGTACATCGGAATTGACTGGGGATTTGCAGCACCTTTTGCGTGTATATGGATAGAGGTAACACCAGACAACAAAGTCTTCTGCTATAGGGAGCTATATGGAACAGAGAAGCATCCTACAGAGTGGGGACAAGAGATAATGAATATGACAGGAGATGAAGAGATATTCATGAGTCTGGGAGACCCTTCAATGTGGGCAAGGAACCCAATGAGTTGGAATGCGTCACATACACCGATGCACACAGACAAGTCTATAGCAACAGCATTATCAGAGTATGTACCGAATCTAGTACCTGCGAATAACTCAAGGGTAATAGGGTGGAGGAACATGGCTCAGCTAATGCACTATAAGAAGGGACTATTGCCGAACTTCTTTATTATAGATGGAGCGTGTCCGAACCTAACACGAACGCTACCAGAGATGATAAGGGATGACAAGAACCCAGAGGATATAGACACTACACTTGAAGACCATATCTGCGATGCAGTAAGGTACAGCCTAACACATATACAGGCACCTGCTAAACCTGCACCAAAGAAACCAATGCTACAGCAACAGATAGAAGCGTTATATGAGTATGAAGACAATGATGACACAATAGATTTTAGGAGCATGAATTAATGTACACTGGTAGTCCACATATAACAAATTTTAGTGCAAGACAAGCAGTTCACGCAGAGCTACAATATGATATTTATGGAGCGTGTACAGTCTTTATAAATGTAGAGTACGATGCAACCTCTCACAACAACATGAAATTAACAGCAACCCCTTCTTTCATGCCAGCAACAGGAACTACCTATGCTGGTGCATACAGAGTAAAGCAAGGTAGATGGGGGATAGTAGAGAGAAAAGCAAGTGCTGGTGATATGGTAGAGGTTGTCTTACAAGGGAGGGTAAAGTTCCCTAATTCACTTGACGGTGGTGAAGTTGGGAGGTGGATTAAAGGATTTAAGGCAACTGAATCAGTAGAAGAAGATTCTCCAGATAACCATTCTCAGCATTTTTGTCACGCCAATACATCCTTTTTTGCACAAAGCGATAGTGAGAGGACAGATATGCTAAATACCCTTGGGGTGGTATCTGCCAATGGAGATGATGGAGAGTATATTATATGGCAGGGCGTACAAACCCCACAAATATCAGATTACTCACACGGAGAATCTCACAGGGTGCAAGCAAAGTTAAATGGAACATATGGTAAAGGTGATGATGCCTCTATTTCAGCTGGGGTACCAGTTAGGCTATTTATTAATTCTGATGGAGATTTAATAGCAAGGGGAGGATTAGAAATAGGTCCTATTAATTCATCTAGTCACGATTTTATAGCAAATACAGGTTATGATGGATATTATACCCAATCTGGTCACTGGGGCATATGCGAGACTGGTGGCAACGCAGGTGATGTTGTTGATATTGTTGTTGCTGGTCATGTTCAAACCAACCAAACAGGTGTAACCGAGAATGCTCTTGTTTCACATATTGAAGGAAATGGTGATTTCTTTTGCTTGGGAAAAGACATTATTAAAGACGCATACGATAGGCAACTTTCAACTGACACAGAAAACTGGGTAGGATACAATATAGCAGACTCGAGTGTAAATGTAGATGACACCACTACCAACAAAATGGTAATAACAACAACAACCGACAATGAAGACGAAGGTGCACAGCTACCAATTTCTGATATGGAAACCCTAGTAGTCGGCAGAAAATATATAATATCTGTACAAATTGACCATCAAGGAAGTGGCGATATAACAATGCGATATGATTTAGGTGGAGCTACAACTGGTGATATAACAGCTACAACTGGTAATAGATACCACAGAGAAGAGATAACTTGCACAGATGCATCTGGACCACTTAGAATTTACAGTAAAGCCGAGACCACAGCGAGGACTATAAATGTAGACAATATTTTAGTATATGAGAAATACGGAAACACAGTAGATGAGAATGTTGCACCCACCGATTTAGACTGGCTGCCAAATACCTATGGGACCACAGTTAACACCACTGGGAAGATATGTATTTTCCCAGGGGTAAACAGGGCGAGTATAAGAGATTTTAAGGAGCAACACATAGTAACAGCAGAATTATTTGGTAGTGACACTTATGAAAATGTTACAGCTAGGCAGCACGCAGTCTCACTATGTGTCAATAAATTTGGTAAATTAATGGCTAAACGCTCAGAGATACCAAGTGGTCCAGATGATTTATATGGTAAATATACAGTAGCTGACAATATGTGGGGACTGGCACTAGATACAGGGAGCCCTGGTGATGTAATTAAGGTCCTTGTTAGTGGGAAGGTTTCAGATGTAAGTACGAGCTCAGATGCTACCTGGGAGGTCGGAGATTTATTAACCCAAATAGACAAGAACGGAAAAAAAGAAAGATTAACAAGTCAGAAATACTCATTTATTATAAATGCAAACGATAAAACCCTAGGAAGTGCAAGCAACTGGGCAGATTACTCTCCTGAAACATCCATTACATACAGCGAAGACACAGGAAATAGTAGAATTGCTATAACAGGTTCAGGGAATGGTAACTATAAAAACACAGGTGGTACAGGTAAAGAGGGTGCAATACTGGCAAAAACCTATTTACAAGAAATGAGCAGAGATGGTACAAGCTTCAGCTCAGACATTTACCTCCCAGAGCGTAGAACTTTTTTAATGAAGGCAGATGTATGGTCATCAGGAGGAACAGCTCCTAATATTTGTTTTGCTGTAAATGAAACCACAACAGGAAGCTCTAGAAGCTTTTTTCCTCGTGACGCAGATGGCTCTCACCTTGTAACAACAACACAAAAAACTTTTTACTCTTTTGTACATTCTTACACAGGTTCCACAGGTGGCTATGATAACTATGTTACTATCTCTCAAACAAACAACACAACAGATGCGTGGTATTTTACAAATGTAGAGCTATTAAATATGCCATTTTCTACAGCAGAGCATCTAGCAATATGCTTAAACACAGATAAGAAGGAGTGGTATATCCATTGATTAACAACTATAAAGCACAGAGAAATGTAAGAGCAGAGCTTTCAGGAGCAGTAGACCTAGGAGAGCCAGTAAGTCTATATATAGCCGAGGATGAGATTAAAATTACTGGTAATAATATACTCAATGACAATGCCTATAAAGATTATGCAGTTACTGGTGATGGAGGGTGGAGTAAATATGGAGATAATGTAATAACTACTACCGACACCTCTGTAAGAATAGCATCCGATGGAAGTGGACATGAAAGTGGTGCATATGTATATTTTAGAGATAATGTAAGGTCATTTGTTGATAATGACTTAGTAGTAGGTAGGCAGTATGTATTAAGCTGTTTTGTGCTCACAGACTCTTCAACTGCTTACATTCAAATAGCAGGGGGAAATTTAGCTAATGGAACTACTGGAACAGGTCAAAAAGAATTACGATTTACAGCAGGAAGTGCAAATGGTCAATATTTAAGATTAGCTAGCCTTGATACAGGGGCAGAAAAATTTGTAGAGTTATCTAACATTAAGTTATTTGAAGTAACAGACCACACCTACAAGCTAATGGCAGTAAATGACACAATCCCATCTGGAGGTATAAATACAGAGGCAGAGGGAAGTGAGATGATAACCCAAGATACTACTGACCATTATAATCGTAGTTTTACAGGGGCTGGTGACTGGGTAGGATATGGGTCACCTGATGAGATAATTGTAGGTGCAGGAAAATTAGACATAACAACTAATGGGGATAGCTCAACTGAAGGTGCGACCTTACAAGTATCCAACTATGGAGCAAATTTAACAGCTCCAGTAGCAGGGAAAACATACAGAATAAGAGCAAAACTAGAAGATAAAGAAGCTGGTGGTTCAGCCCACGCTGATGCTACATATAAGTTTCAATTTGGAGGCACAGCTGAGTATATCCAAGCATCTGATAGCACTCCTAGTGATGGTACGATAACTACAACAGAGGAAGAATACTATGCAGATGTTGTTGCTGCTAATACAACTGGAGATTTAATTGTTTTGATACCAGGGGGAGCTAATAATGAAGAGACTCGATTTACTATAGATGATGTATCTGTTAAAGAACTCTATGGATACGACTACTACAACGCACCAGCGTACAAATTTGGTATCGTCTCAAGCGTATACGACAAGGACACTGGAGCAATGAAAACAGTTGGTGCTGCAGGAGACCAGGTAGAGGTAACAGTCCAGGGTGAGTGTAATGCAATAGGTCCAAGTTCTACTGAAACTGCAGGCAGTATAATAAGGAGGATATCTACAAATGGTTCAATTTCTGATACAGGTGCAGGTGATACAGTCCTCCCTAATGGAGTGGGTGTGTGTGTTGGTAACTCATCTTCTACTGTAAAGCCTCTCATTTTATTCCAAGGCGTAGAATTTTCAGAGTCGTTTGTACATAAAAACTCCCTACAGGTAAAGGCTAAGTGTGATGAGACAATAACTAAGTTTAGACCAGTGTCGCTATATCTAGACTCAAATGGAGACCTACTTTGTAGACACGATGACATCCCAGCAGAGCTCCCTGATGCCGACACAGACCACACAGGTGTGGACCCTGGTAAATGGGGAATAGCCGAACTAGGGGGCGTGAGTGGGGAAATAATCCCAGTTACAGTAGCAGGGAAGACTCATTTTAATACCAATTCAACAATGCAAGCAGGATGGGTTATAAAACAACTTAAAGAGGGTGGCGTTGTATTAAGCGATAGCTCTGGTAGCAATAATTATATTCCTAATGCTCTAGGTACAACTATGGGAAATCATACTATAAGCTCCCATAATGATATACCCATCACAATATTTGGTGGTACTCCAATCGGAACCATTACCAACTGGAAACGGACCATTAAGGTAACAGCAAAGGCAAATGGAGCCATAACCCAATACTGCCCAGTTTCTCTGTATTTGGACCAATATGGCAACTATAAGTGTATATCTGATAGTATTCCTAACGCATCTGATGGAGGAGTCAATGCAATATGGTGTGATTTTAGAAAGTGGGGCATCGCCCAGACAACAGTAGCTGATGGAGAGAATGTAGAGGTAATAGTACAGGGGCGTACAAATGTAGTTGATGCAAAAGATAGTGCAAATAGAACAGAATTTGTTTCAAAAATTACCAGTGGTGGAACTGTTTTTTCATATAGTTCGACATCAAATGCACTATCATCTCTTGGAATAGTGGAAAAAGAGTCACAAATATCAGATGGAGAGCCAGGAGTAATAATAATATTTTAAATATGAAAAAAGAAATGAAATTAAGCAAGGTACAAGAAAGTAAGCTAAGTAAGCACAAAAAGCATCACTCTAAGAAGCACATCAGAGAGATGATAAGAGCTATGCTAAGAGGAAGGTCATTTGACGCATCCCATGGCATGGCAATGGATAAAGTAGGTAAATAAGGAGTAATTATGAAAAGTAGATTCTCACCAAGGGCAAAAATAAAAGCATTAATAAAGAAGAAAAAGAAAAAAGGTAGAAATGGCGATGATTATGGTCAGATACCTACAGGCAATGGAGCAGAGAACCCAGTCGGAGGCAATTAATGGCAACAAAAGACTACGATAAGGCAGTACCAAACGATATGGAGATAACCCAGGCAAAGGGTCATGTCCCTAGCGACAAAGACAGAAAGCTTCTTAAGTATATGGAGCGTATGTTTGATGCTGCGAAGCGTGCACGAGCTCATAAAGTCCCACGATGGAGGCGAAATGAGGAGCTATATAATGGTGATTTCTTTAAGCCATTCAAATTACCTAAGTATAAAACTAGGATTGTAGCTAACAGTGTGCACTCTATTGTAGAGACTGTGTACTCTATCCTTACCGACCGACCTAATAAGGTAGATATAATGCCTAAAACAGAGGACCAGGTAGAGGCAGCTAGGCTAGCACAGGAGGCTGTAGAGTCTGAAATGCGTAAAAATAAGGCATTAAGGGCTATAAGTGGCATGAAAAGAGATGGTTTGGTCTATGGAAATGGGTTTATGAAGCTATCTTACAACGAAAATGGCATAGAATACTCCACCCCTGATATATATACAGTGTTTGTAGACCCTCTAGCTACCAGTATAGAAGAGGCAAAATGCGTTATATTTGCAACACCTACATACATAAAAGATGTAAGGGAGATGTTTGAGAATGGAAATAAGGTACAATCTGAGGGTAAATTAGACGAATATAAAGCCTTTATTAGAATGAAATCCGAAGATGCAATAGGGCAGACCACAACAGCATCAGGAGGTCTATCTGCAACTTCATCAGAGACAGGAGTATCATCATCAGGAGGAGATGTAAGGACTGACTTCCAAGAGATAACCCCTACAGATGACATGGATGACAAAGAGATATTTGGTGGTCAGGTTCTACTAAAAGAGTGCTGGCACTA